ACATAACCACCCTAGCTGCGGAAGAAGCTATATACCAAGTACAAGAGACAAACGGTGGTGCGGTACTAGAGACATCTCCGAAGTGGGCACAGCAAGGTATTGGTCGTATTGCGTTTATGTACAAGACCTATGGCCTACAGATGTACTACACAATGTTCAAGTCGGCTAAGTTGTTTACGGATAACATCGGGGATAACACTCCTGAAGGTATAGAGCTTAGACGTCAGGCTAGAAAGCAGATCGCTGGTGTATATCTATCCTCTGCGCTAATGGCTGGGGTACAGGGTGTCCCGCTGTACGGTTTCTTGCGTGCCATGGCAGATATGTTCCTTCCCGATGACGATGACGATGCGGACACTATAGTACGTAAGTACATCGGCGAAGGGTTCTACAAAGGCCCACTAGTTGAGGCGCTAGGCGTAGACTTTGCTACACGTATAAAGCTGACTGACCTAGTAATACAGACAAACAGATACAACAATGATCCTTCTACGGAAGAAATAATTGGTTTCCACCTTGGTGGCCCTGCACTGAGTGTGGGCAATAGGTTCATACGTGGTATCGGAGATCTGAGAAAGGGAGAGACGGAGCGGGGTATAGAGAGCATCTTACCTGCGGCCATGGCCAGTGCTTACAAGTCTACTTTCGGTAGATTCGCTAGGGATGAAGGTATATACACCCGTCGAGGTGATCCTATCTACGACGACATGTCGTTTAAAGACCTAGCGTTCCAGACTATGGGCTTCGCCCCCGCTGAGTACACGTTTGCACAAGAGCAAGCTAGTATGAGTAAGCGTATAGAGAAAGGTGTTATGAGCAAACGCCAAGAACTACTAAAGAATCTAAACATAGCTAGGCGTTTTGGAGACGTAGAGGGAGCTAAAGATATACTTAAAGATATAAAGAAGTTCAACAAGCGCCACAGAAGACAAGCCATTAACGGCGAGACTATTAGAAGATCTGCCAGTCAGTTTAGCCGTACAACTGCGACTATGCACAACGGTGTTACTATCACTAAATCTCTACGTGCTGACGCGGCTCGAAGTCGTGATGAGTACCAGAAAGGATATGAAGTGTTGTTTGGTAAGGAAGAATAAAAAAGCCCCCCTAACCTGTCTCGGAAACAGGCGGGGGGCAACGGGGAACTAACACGCCATATTCAGCAGGTACGCCATACTCTGACGCCCAATAAGCCGTTTTCGGCGTGTACTCGGGACTCTATTTTCCAGTCCTTCTTATTAGTTATACTTTTTATCTGTCGGATAGCTTTCTTGGTGTTGATGCAGGGGACAAATATCGACGCCCCCACAACCATACTATCCCAAGCAACTACTACCCTAACCCCATCGGGGCATAAATCATTCAGCCTTCGGGTCGTCATCACTCTCTACTCCCGAACAATCAACGGACAACACAGTCGAAGCATCTAACTGCATACTAGTGCCTTTGGTTAGCCGCATCTTCACAGTCTTACCACCAAACTTATCTTTCAGGTCTTGTACAAACGAACTGTAGTTTATCTGCTGTCTGCCACACCAAGCCTTCAGGGGTTTTGGTACTAGGTACACCCTCTTTATGTCTGTCTCATATCTACCCACTAGACGAACCTTAGGGTCTAGCTCTGGTATGACTAAGGAGTCTAGCCCATTACCGTTGTTCTTCCGTAAGTCGTCAGTGCTTTTGATCTTGAGGATGCTACCCCAATGCTCGTGGATGTAATCGTTCAGAGTATCAGAGGCTGAACAATCCATGCCGCTCACAACTGCTAGGTTATCCTTCAACAACTGTATGACGTACTTGGTAAGTTTCTTTATGTCGTAGTTCACCAGACCAAGGCGTTTGGCTATGATTAGTCCAGTCAAGGTAGACGCTGCTCCTGCTGACCAGAACCTGTTCTCAGGTGTAAGCCCTGCTTCACGGTCAATGTTAAGCTGTACGCGCTGCATCAGTGCCTTAACTTCTTCTTTGTTAGCCATTATATACTGTATGTAAGGTAGCCCTGCATGCCCATACACATTCTCGATGCTATTGGCGAACTTATCTGTCTCACTTTTATCTGCTGTCTCGGAGAACTTCTTAACTGCACGGGTCTCCATTATGCGCTGTGCTTCCGCTTTCGGCATGTCCTTAACCATACTTACACGCTCAACAAAACTAGTATTACCCGTACTTACAGATAGTAGACTCCAAGACTTACCTCGCACCCGCTCCACGTTACTACTACCGGACATACGGTTACGTTGCTTACCTCCAGATAACTGGTAGGCCAAGTCAGATAGCTCGTCACCCTTAGCGTTTGTGAGTTCGTCGATGTACAACGGTAGGCTGTGGTATAGCTCACCACGGTTCATACGAGTTGCCTGTGTGTCTCGCTCTTCAACCACATACTCTTTAGGATTAGCCCATACAGAAGCGGCACATAGCATGGCGGTAGTCTTACCAATACCTGTCGCCTTACTGTGGATATGGAATCCCGCACAACTGATCGGAGAGAACTCCATGAGGGGGGAACCGAATGCTGTACCCACAACGTACTGGTGCATCTCGAATCCATCGCGGTTATAGAAATCTGCGTTCTGCTTCCACTCCTCCAACGTACCCTTAGGCTCGAACATATGGAACAGTCCCGCAGTTGCGGAAGAGGGAGGGTTGAACCCTATACGGTCTTTACGTATTTCCTGATTACCTACTACGAACGTGTCGTGGTTATCATCTGTCCAACCGAACTGACGTCTTGCTTCGTCTGCTACTGCCGTAGCCTGTAACTCGTTTACCCATGTCGTGGTGTACTGCATTAGTTCATCCATCTTAGTAACAGCCACCCCCTGCATAGACATCTGCTTACGGAACTCATCCCTAGATGTAACGGCAGTCAGCGGCACTGTAAATTCACGCACCCCATCTTTCGGTAGGTGCAGTCTCATAACTATGGCTTCCCCTATCTCCGCATCGCGTAGCCTACGTACGACATAGAGGTCGTTGTGGTACAACAGCTTCTCTTCTACCTCGCCTTCTGGGTCAGTGGCTCTAGTGTATATACCACCATACTTACCTCTGAAGTAGGGCTTGGGGTACTCGGGTATAGTGTACGTATTCGTGGGGGTATCCGGTAAGTCTAACGCCGGAGCTTGTACTGTCACCTCTACCACGTTATCTTCGGCGGTCGCCTGTTCTACACGATTACCCAGTGTGATGGGAGATTTTACCTTACCCCAGTTTGGGCAGTCTTGACATATACCGGGGTTGTTGGAGTCGAAGCTACTACATAGATGTACGTGTTTAGTAGTATCATACTTGCTATCGGTCTCTTCGGGGTCGTAGTTGGAGTAGCCCTTAGATATTTTGTGTACCCCCGCACGTCCACCATCCTCACAGTGCTTCACGATAGACACAGCGTCGAACCATGTAGGTTCACTGACACTATCAGGGTCACGCAACACCTGTATCAACTGCTCACACCCACGCCCGTCCTTGCTCTTCCGTAGTATGTCTCCGAAGTAGCTTTTGTAGTTTGGGGTTAGCGCCGCCATAACAGCGTTCGCTCCCGCAGGTCTTCGCGTGGGGACTGGTATCTGATCTATACCAATTATTTTTGACATCGTGTCAAAGTTTACAGGTTCAGGCACTACACCAAAGTACCCAACTTCTGCCGGAGGGGTAGTCTTATGGTTATGCGTGAAGGGTATACGTAGTACCCTAGCGCAATCGGCGGTGACTTGATTGTCGCAGTAAAAGTCGTGCTCTTTACACAACCTCTTCAGGCGTGTGGCTACCGGCTTCCAGTCATCAGGGCATACTGCCTCAGTGAGTCTCCAGTATACGTGAACGCCTCTACCTGAGTTTACTAGCAAGGGGCGAGGAAGTCCCACTGTCTTGCAGAACTTAGCTAACGCTTGTACGGCCTCCGCTTGCGTGTCGTAGTCTTTGCCTTCCCCACAATCTATATCGAGGAAGAACGATTTAATTTGTTTTGCGTTCTTTGCCTTGCGAGAGCTTGAGTCTTCAAACGTACATAGTGCGAAGTACGCATCGTAACCTTTAGCATCTAACTCTTTCGCCGCGTCAATCAACTGCCCAGTGGAGTTATAGAATGACTGCGGACGGTGCCCAGTGTTTAAGTTATTCGCAAACAAACAATAGAAGCCTTCGTTCCCCAACGTGCTATCTAAAAATGTTTTCGTATCCATATCATGTTCCTAATTCCGAGAGTCGCCACAGCAGGGGCGCGTGAGCGCCCTTTTCGGGTAATCAATCCTAGCTGTGGGATTAGTTTACTAGGAGACTAACTTAGTCGTCCCATTGGTCGATGACTGACGCAAGATCAGCGTCATCTTTTTTAGCGGGAGCCGCCTTCTTTACAACCTTCTTAGGCTCGGAGACTTTCTTCGGTTCATCTTCAAAGATGTCGTCACTAACTGCTTCTTGAGGAGCAGCTTTTGGAGTTTGCACTTCAAACGGGTTTTCGTCAACCTCTAATTCAAACCCGTCAACAACATCAAACGGTGAAGCCGCAGATTGTGGAGCTTGGTACTTAGTAACCTGCACTGCTTTTAGGCGTAATGACACGCCGTTGTCACGCATGTTGTAAGGTACAAACACAACCGCTACGTTACCGACACTGCCAGTGGTGAGCTTAAAGTCTTCAGGAAGTTCTTTGCTCTTGGCATCGTACTGCTTAGGTTTGGCGGTAGCGTCTTTACCGTATGCGCCCTTGAGTACAGCTTTACCTACGTACTTACCATCATCATCCTGCTCGAACGGCATAGCTAACTTCTCAGGCCACGTCTTCTCTTTACGTTCTGCGTACGCAGTAGCCATAGCTTTGTACAGTGCCTTGGCTTGATCTTTATCCATACGGAACTTAGTCTCATACCTAGCGCCATCTTCAAATGGGTCACAGGGGATGCTCTTGTTTTCCTGATTGCAAAAACGGTAGCACTGGTTGATACGTGGGTAAAGGATTTCTACGTTGCTTACTAAATGTGTCATATCAATTTTCCTATATTTTAATTTGCGTTTATGTCAAAGCCATCTACCACACCGAAGGGAGACGTTGTTTCTGGTGCTCTATATGCGTCTTGGCGTATTGCCTCTTGCGAGTCTTGCCCAAGGGTCACTTCGTCCACCACACACAACTCTTCTTCTGATAGCGGTCTCACAGCCTTAAAATAAAGTTTGGGTACTACACTTTCTTTATCTACATACATCTGGGTTACAACCCCAGTAGCTACAGAATCACGTGCGGATAAAAACTTCACGTACTCCTGCAAGGGCATGTCCCCACCTCTACCTCTACCATATATAGAAGTAGCGGGTAGTTGTAGTTTATAAACTACATCCAGATCTTCGGGTAACACTACAGCAAGTTTCTGTGCGAACCTACATGCTCTACCACCGTTCTGACCTGAACCTCTTACGTTCTGAGTACAATCCAAACACCTCTTAGATTGCCTCTGTTCCACTGGTACATCCGAGGCAGGCATCTGCGTATCGGGCGACCAACATACCGGAGCCTTTACTACGTTCGGGTCATACGTGTTGTCAAAGTACGAACGCGATATTGGTGCGGCATTTACAATTACTACATCTAACAAGTCTTTCGCCTGTGATGCTACAGCACCATCTATGGTTCTAATCTCTCCACCACGGATACTGATTCGGCGATCCACTATACGTCCTCCGAAGCGTCCCAAGACAGGTCGTCAACAAGCGTCTCAACATCTCCTGACTCGTCTTCTTCGGACTTCTTGTTGAGTAGGGAGTCAACTACGGCACTCAACTTAAACCGATATGTGTTACCGAAATGAGCGTAGGTATCTTCGGGTATGTCACCCTTACGAACCCATGCACGCACGGTAGCGATTGATACTTGAAAGTGCTTAGCTACACCTTCAGTTGTTACTAATTGTTCCATTATTTTTTCCTCACCGCTATTGCGTATTCTGAATCTACGTTAAGACCTTTAGGTACAAGGTCGGGGTTTTCCTCCAAGAACTGCTTTACACTTGCCTGATTGAGACGCTTATCAAAGAACTCAGGTATCTCGTTCTCTAGAACAAACTGATACATAGATTCCCAATCGCTAGTCCAGTACCTCGTCTTTACAGACCTATAAAACAATCCCGCAGGGGTTTTAACACTATCCAGTCCATGCTCGTTGCAGTATTCAAGTAATGCTTTCTTTACCTTGTCCATCTGCTCCACAAGAACCTTATCTTTCTCCTTGAAATCCGCAGAGAGTTCTGACCGTTTGTTTCTTATCTTCAAGTACGTCTCGGTCAGCTTCTCCGCAGTAACTACATTGTCCATCATAAACCTCCAATTAGCTACAGGAAGTACACTCTATTCCCATCTAACCAACTAGTCAAGTATTTCTTTATAAAGGTCGATCATCTTTGTATGTACGTCAATTCTATTGTCAAGTAACGCATATACACGTTTCTCTGCGTGGCTACCTGCTAACTGTACGATCGTACATTTCTGATCTTGCCCTGATCTGTGTACACGTGCGTTGGCTTGCGCGTAGGTTTCTAGTGAGCTTGTTGGCCCCCACCATACAACTGTATTCGCCGCAGTTAGGGTCACACCATGCGCCGCCGACTGAGGCTGAATGACTAATACTTGGGGGTCGTCGTTGTTCTGAAACTTCTTAAATATCTCAGTACGTTTGCCCGCAGGTACGTCACCACGTATTACCTCGGTGGTTATCTTGTCCTTGCGTAGCTTCTCTACGAGCATGTCGATGGTGTGTTTGAATGGTACAAACACTAGTACCTTCTTACTAGATTCGGCAATCACCTCTTGTAGCACCTTGTATCGGTGCTTGATGTCAAACTCTAGCGAGTCTCCATCGTCGGTGTACACAGCCCCCGCAGATATTTGCAGTAGCTTATTCATGTTGACCGCCGCGTTTGCCGCCGTGATCTGTTCTCCTGCCGCTTGCATTACCATCTTACTCTTCAGCTCTTTGTAGTATTTCTTCTGCTGTCGAGTAAGCTCCACCTCTCGTTTGACGTATACCATAGGCGGAAGGTCTAGACACTCATCCTTCGTGAAACGTATTGCAGGTTGTAGTACTCTGAACACTGTATCCGTCGCGGTGTCTTTAGGAACCCATTTGAAGTTGGTAACTTTCTGCATTACCTGATCCCTGAACGAACCCAAGAACCTAGGAACCTTGTTAGGGTTTACCAACTTAGCTAGGCCGTAGGCATCTACTGGACTCTGCGCGGCGGGAGTACCTGTCATCATCCATAGCCACGTCTCAGGCTTGACTAGTTTGTTGAGTACCTTCCATCTCTTGGTCTGTGGATTCTTGTAGTGAGTAGCCTCGTCAATGATGATTAGGTCAAACCCACCATCTGCCACAGCGTCTTGTACTATCTCCACACCATCGTAGTTGATGATAACGAACTCTGAACCCCCCTCAATTATCTTACGGCGTTTCTCTTTTGCTCCATACGCTACGTCAACCGTCCGGTGCATAGCAAAGGTAAACAAATCGTTACGCCATGCGGAGTCCATAATAGATAGAGGGCATATAACCAGAACGCGTTTTATTATCCCCATGTTCATTAAGTAATCGGCGGCCCATATAGCACTGGCTGTCTTACCTGTACCCTGCTCGTTGAAGCAGAATGATTTTTGGTTAAGTGTTAGGAACCCTGCGGTGTCCTTCTGGTGGTCGAAAGGTTTGTACTTACCTGTCCACTCGTACTCCCGCAGTATTGGGGAGGGGGCTTTTATGTTTAGGTTCTTGAGTACACGCGCCTCTTCCATACCCCAACTTACAAGTACTCGATTGCCTGACAACTCTTTACTCTTAGGTATAACTGTTGTCACGTGTTTAGGGTTACGTAGTTTTAGTAGCAACGCCTTGTTATCAATTATTTCCATTTATTCGCTCCGATACGAAATAGCACGAAGTGGGTGTCCACAACGCGCTTTGAATTAGAAGCCTCCTTCGCTCCGGCGAGGCTAACTCCGACATATGCAGGTATCAACTACACCTATGCGAGCTAATGCGATTTTTACGGTTGGTGTTGCCACCGGCCCCAGAGGATACAAAGGCATACCGCTTTGTTTAATGACGCATCACACTAAGCGTCTACACACAACCCGAGGAGGTTATTTCTTTGAGTGCCCATTACGTGAGCGGTTCTTACTTGAACATTCCACGTACACTCCATCTTTATTAGAGCCACCTTTTGCTAACGCCTTTTTGTGACTCAGGTCTTTACCCTTACGCTTCTCGTAACCTTTCTCTCTGTCAAACTTACGCCTAGCACGTTGCCTTTCCATACGTGCTTCATGCGCCGCACTACCTCTAGGAGCATTGACCTGTTTCTTACGATCCGCTTTGTTCTTATAGGGCATTAGTTTCTACCGTTGTGTACACATTCAGTTACGATGCAATGCCTACGGCACAACCCGCTCTGGTGTGCGTTCCAGACATCTGCCTCAAAGGCTTTCTCCATTCTTTTGTAGTCACCTAGCCACTTGGCCCACAACTTAGGAGCATCTTCTTTCTTATACTCATCTTTGATTAGCTCTTCGCACACTACAAACAGGAGGCCACCCTTAACTGTTTCTACTTCTGGGAAGTGTTTAAAGGTAGCTAATGCCATCAATTCTAACTGACCTTTGTCTGCGTATCTAGTGTTCTTGCTTGTTTTGTAGTCAATAACATACGCGGTCTTGGCTTCTTTATTTAAGATAACCAAGTCAGCTATACCTCTGTACCACACGTTGTCAGCTTTGAACCCACACGCCTCTAAATCTACAGTCAGTCCCATCTCATACTCACATAGGAACTCCCCCTCGAACCGCATGAGAGAATCTAACATAGGCTTAACGTACGCATACTTCTCTGGCACCGGTGTACCATCACGTATATATTCTTCTGCCGCCAAGTGTACGGCAGTGCCGTACAACATAGCTTCTGTCTCCGGCTCTCGGTAGTCCTTAGATACCTTCAGGTGGTAGAACTTCTTAGGACACTGCTCAAAAGATTTTATCCTACTAAACGACCAAGGAGATGCGCTCACTAGTTCCCACCCTTCAGCAGTATATCTGCCATCTTATCTTTACATTCCCCTAGTTGCGATATGAGTGCTTCCAATTCGTCGTAGTCCAAAGTTATGCCGGATACGCCTTCATCGTCGCCATTACCATCCTCTATACCCTGCTCAACT